AAAGAACTGGGCAAGAATAGACGAATTAAGAGATATAAAACAAAAAGTGGTGTTAGCCTCAAAAGAGGGTACATCAATCACCGACTCATTATATGAAACTGCTAAGTCAGAGTTCAGAGATGGTGTAAAGAATTCCGAGGACATGCACATGTTCTTAGCTAAGCTTACAGACGAAACGGGAGACCTTGTTGGTACTCGTTTGTTTGATAAGATATCTAAAATTATGTCACGTAAACTCGAAGAAGAGGTTCCTGTTACTGGAAAGTTTATCAGGTTTTGGAAAGACGTTGCTAAAGATTTTGTTAGCGAGTCTGGTTCAGTTGACATCCCATGGGTGACATTTGACGGAAAAACTATGACACAACGATACAGAGTAAAAGAACAAACAAGGATAGACTTTAAAGACCCTGTTACCGGGGAAAAAGTCTTCAACATTTATGAAACACCTTCAAAAGACGGTAAACTAATTTCGCCTCAAAGTATACAAGATGCGGCAATAGGTCTAGGTGTTAATGGCAACCACAGTAATGATGCTGTGCTTGTTAGACGATTCCACCTTTGGGGGCGGAAAAATAAAGTAGAAACTGGAACAATCCACGATGCTTTCTTCTCAAACCTAGGTGACGCGGTTCCCGCGAAATTTGCTTTACGAGAAATATATGCGGATGCATTACGTGAAGGTACAATTAAACAGACCTTATCAGCAATGAGAAAGGCCGGTATGTCGAGGGAGACATATAATAAATACTTACAAAGAGCAGTAGAAGACGGATTGATAGACCCTCCAAATAAAATCACTCCGAAAGAATTGCTAGAAACTATACGAGACGGAAACGACTGGTATGGTATTGGTCCATAGATATTTGTAATAGCTATATGACTAAATAAATAAACGTGTCTGTGACACATAAATAATATATCAACCCAAGCTGTGCTTGAAAGGAAATAAAATGAGCGAAGATAATCAAATCGAAGAAAACGTAACACAAGTGGAAGAACCAGTTGTTGAAGAAGTAATTAAAGAAGAACCAGCTACACCAGAAGCTCCTAAAGATGACATCGAATCAATTGTTGAAGAACGATTGGCTAAGATGAAAGCTAACATGGACCGGATGGCTAGTGAGCGTGATGAAGCACTTAAACTTAAAGTCGAACTAGAGTCCAAACAAAAAGAAGAGACAATAGCTCGAATGAAAGAAGAAGGCAAATTACAAGAAGCTCTTGAAATGGAACTCGCAGAAGCAAAGGCTAAGCTAGATGTTTACGCAAAAGAAACAACTCAGCTAAAGCGTGATGGAGTATTAAACGATGCTCTCGCTGGCATGGAATTCCGCAACGATAAATCTCGCGACATGGCTCGTAGAGAAATTGTTGACCAATTGGTTCAAAATGAAGAGGGTGCATGGGTGCACTCCACAGGTTCAAATATTCGTGACTACGTTGAAGCTTATTCTAAGTCCGAAGATAACTCATTCTTGTTCCGTGTTAAATCTAACACTGGTGCAGGTACAGGCAATCCGGCTGGTGCGCCTTCAACCGATGTTTCTAAGTCAATATCGGAAATGTCAACTCAAGAAATACTAGCTCTTGCCCAAAAAGGTAAACTAGGTAATTTTAATATCTAAAAAATAACGCTATTATTTAGCACATAAGGAAAAATAAAATGGCTATTACAAACACAGATTTTCAGAACATTGCTCTTGCAATCTCTGCTTACTCAGACGAGGCGTACACAAACGCTAAGAAATTAAACGGAACAGGCATTGTTGCCGCAGACCAAAGAATTGACGCTTCAGGCGAATCTTTCGTAGGTCAGTTCAGATGGTACAAACCATTAGCATCAACAGTGAACGTTGCTTCATTGTCTTCAGCTACAGATGGTACATACACAGACATCGCAACAGACGTTGCTAACTTCGTGAAAACAGTTCGTACATTCGGTGCAGAGCAAGTTAACATGCAAGAAGTAGTATCAAAGCAAGACGGTCTAGCGAAAATCGCTCGTGACTTTGCTGAAGTACGTGCACAAGACGAGCATGACGCATTGTTGTCAGTTCTTAAAGGTGTAACACTTTCAGAAGTTGCCTTAGGCGACGCAGGTGGTTCAGGTAACGGTGGCGTTATCGCTTTTGACACAGACGTTGATGCGGCTAACACTGGTTTCTTCGTAGACGTAAACGCGGCTGGCCTACACGGTGCGGCGGCAACTGGCTCATCAGACGCTCGTAAACTATTCGATTCATCTGCAATGGGTGCGGCTCGTGGTGAGCGTTTATTCCGTTCTGTTGGAGCGGCGTTCAAAGACTACGAACCAGATTATATGTACATGGTAACTTCACCAGAAGTAATGGCTGAAATGCGTGCTGCTAACCTAGTAGACGAAGACCGTGTAACTGACGGAAACCTTGAGTTCTCAACAGTATTCGGTGGAAAATTCCGTCTAGTTATGACTCGTGCTAACCAAATGATTTCTGGAGCTTCTGCTGGAGACTTAAATGCTTCTTCAACTAAGTGTTCATACATCATTAAGCCGGGTTCTGTTGCGGCAACTGCTATCAACATGCCAACTCCAGTAGAAGTAGACCGTGCGGCGGCTTCTTACTTAGGTGGCGGTTCAACTAACGTTTGGTATCGTTGGGGTTACATCAACCATCCAATGGGCTACGACTGGGCTGGTGCATCAAATGCATTCGCTTCAAACGCAGTTCTTGGTGCTGGTGGTTCTTACACACGTAAAATGGATAGCTTAAACTTAGGCATCTTACCAATCTTCCACGCATAAATAAAAGGAGGAACTAATGGCTCTAGTTCTTAATACGAACAGCTATGTAGAAATTGCAGATGCTGATGGCTACTTGGAAACTCGTATTGATAGTGCTAACTGGTTTAACGCTACAGACGAGATTCGAGAACAGGCTTTGGTTACAGCAACACAGATTGTTGATGACCACGCTTGGATTGGTTCTGCTGTTAGTTCCTCACAAGCTTTGGCTTGGCCTCGGAAAAATGCAACTTATATAGACAACCGTTTAGGTTTGTCGGTTACGTTTACTCAATCCGAGATACCGAGTCGTGTTAAAGTGGCTGTCTACGAGCAAGCATTACACTTAATTGATAATGAAGATTTACTAATGGGTACTACTCAAACTTTTGAAAGTATTTCTGTTGGGTCAATCTCTATATCAGATAGCAATAATGACGTTACTAGAACTCCAATTAAGTCAACTCAAGCAAACAAGTCTATCAAACCTTTAATTGTTAAGGGTTCAATAGGTCAGGGAGCTAGTTGGTGGAGGTCTAATTAATGTCACTTAAGGCTAAAGTTAGTGCGGCAGTAGATAAGGCTTTTGCGGCTATCGGGGACTTAGCGGTCTCCGGAACTTTATCCAACAAAAACGCAAGTAGTTATGACTTTGCCACAGGGCAAGCAGTATCTACTACAACTAGTAAAACAGTTAAAGTATTTCTAGAAACAACCAACAAATCTTCTGACGAAGCTTTTCAATCAAAAGCTCTGATGAAATCTAATGTTGCTGTTGATGGTTACGATACTATAACTATAGGTACTTCGGTATACAGTATAACAGACTTTCAAGACGATGGCTTTGTAATAACATTGAAATTGGCAAGGGAGACTTTATAATGTATGACTTAATACTTAGAGATGTTGAAACAGTATTTGGTTCATCAGCATGGACAGTAAACAATATTAAGACTTATCCTACAAACTACTTAGGTAATAAGAAATCTAATAATGAATACGTCTTGATGAACGTACTTCCATCATCTAGTAAAAACTATGCGTATGGAGTTAGTAAAGAGATTACAGGTCTCGTAGCAGTAAAAATATTTGTTAAGGCTGGTGACGGTCAGGGAAGACTAATGGCTATTGCCAACTTACTTGACACTATCCTCGACAATAAAACACTATCTAACGGTACAAAGCTAGGAACATCATATTTAACAGTGGAGGGTTTAGACCCTTCAAATAAGTCGCTTTATAGCGCATCTTACATAATCCCATTTACACATTACGGAGAATAAAAAATGGCACATATTTCATCATTGGGTGCAGGAGTATTCACATACTTAGACATCTTTAAGGGAACAATCCCAGCAAACACAGACACAGCGGCAGAATGTGCGGCTCTATTTGTTGGCTCTACGCCGGGAACTGCAGACGCAGACCACCTACGTATGCCTTCAGTTCGCGAATTCCCATCAGTTGGTACACCAGCTAACATCGTTAACGTTCCTGTTTACGGTCAAAAGACATCTTCACAGGTTCAAGGTCAAGCAGACGCCCCTTCATTAGAAGTTACTGTAAACTACAATGCGGGCGACATGTCAGCAATTCACGACCTAATCGGTACACCTTGTATCTTCCGCTTCATGATGGCAAGTTCTGCTATTACTGAAGACGAAGGTGCAGATTCAACAATTACTCCAGAGAACACAGAGTTCTATTTCTCAGGAAAAATTGAAGCTATCTTGGTTAACCCTGCGTTAACAGACGCAACAACTGCGACAGTTACTTTGTCAGCACAATCTGATTTCTTCGGACCAGCTACACTGTAATATCAATTAAGGGGGTTCCTTAACAGGGACCTCCGACCTATCAGAGAGATACAATGGAAAAACCATTTAGTAAGGCTTTCGTTATGCGTACTACATTTAGACACATGAGGAGAAGCGTAGACATTAGTATCCGTAAATCTTTTGAACGATTCAAAGACTTTGATAATGAGTCAAAGGCGGGACGTGAGATTATGGAAACACTATCAGTATTGCAC